AAATGTGTATGCAAAATTTATAACATTACTAGGGTTGCCCGCTTTCCCCAGAATAGTAAGTTCTGCTGATGTTGTTCCTGTGTTGACAATATTATAAATAGTTACTGCCTTTACCTTTACATAATAAGCTATACCCACCTCCATATTTGGTATAGTAAAAGCATTTTCTTTAGAAGTACCAACTACTTTATAATCGCCCCCACCTTTTTTTAATTCTATTAAATAATAATCAAGAAACTTCTTTTCAGTAGTATGGTCAAATGCCACTGTTATGTCTGATATATAAGTACCATCTTTATTTGTATAATTTGATTCCGCTATTACTAAATTATCAACATTAGGACACGGTACATGAGGGCTTATAGGAGTACCATAATCAAACTGCATCACTCCGCTACCATAACTATCATCATATAAGGCCTCGTAATATTCCCTGCCTATAAAAGTAACTCTATTATTTGGGGCTTCTTCCATGCTTAATACTCTAAAGGGCTTATCTGTCCACCCGGGAGTGTCATGAGTTACCGTTATTACGTCTCCTATCTCACATTTTATTCCTTGTATATTTGTCTCAAACGAACAAAGGGTTCCGCATATATTCGCCAAATCTGAATAAAATCGTGCCATTCTTGAGGCTTGGGAAAAACGAGTAATGCCCCACATTCTAAGATCTGCGGGAACCACTGCCTCATCGCCCAATGCCTCTCTTTCTCTTTGAGAGATTTCATTATTATGATAAGCTATGGTTTTAGTATAATTCTGGTCTGGGTCTATAAATTCAACCCCTACTCTATTTGGACTGTCGTCTTTGCCTAAAAGATGATAAGTAAAAGAACCACTTATTATGTTATCCTCATCAAATGCCTGAACCGTTGCTCCTGTTGTTTCAATATTGAGTTTTACAGTTGGTCCAGTAAAAGATAAAAATCCGCCAAAAGTGGACATTATATCATGAACAACGTCATAGGCCTTTAATCTTTCGTCTAAAAGAAAATTATAAGTCGCCCTTTTTTCCGTTCCAACTTCTCCTGGGGCTTTATCTATTAAAGCGTCGCAATATGCTGCTGCCGTTTTAAAACTAGCATCATTAATCCACGCTTCATTTAAACCCCATCCCCAATCTGAATTAGTTAAAACCGCTCTTAAAATCCACACAGGATTGTTAGAATATTCAGTTACCCATGCTGATCCTACTGTGTCCCATACTTTTATTTTCACACCTTCTGCCACACACGTAATAGCTGGTTGACCGCCCGTTAATTGATCGGAAGCTTGCAAAGTAACCGCTAAATAAGCTGTATATTTTAATCCTTTTACATCCCCACTTGCGCGGGCATCAGGAGTCTGCGCTGCCGTTCCAAGATAAGTATCATAGGAACATCCAGTTAAATCGCCTATTGCTATATCATTTACCCTTACATCTGAAATTGAATTTATTTCCCCTTCTGATAATGTTATAAATTGATATATTGTTTCCGCGCCTGCTAATGGGCTCTGCCATATAATATTACCTGCCAATTTAAGTGAACCGAACAATACAGGTAAGGGTATTTCGTTGCTGGAAGTATTAGTAAGAGCTCCAAATAATCTTTGGCTTTGGTACCGCGGAGAGATGCTTTTTTTAAGTTTCTTTTGCTCTGCTATGCCGCCAATAAAGCCACCAACAGAAGCGCCTAAAAGAGCACCAGTAATAACACTGGCAAACAGAGTAGCGCCGAATACATATCCACCGGCACTTAATCCCGCAGTTCCTATCGCTGCCCCTAATGCTGCTCCTATCGCTATTGCTGGCATTTTATTCCTTAATCCTTATGGCAAAGAAAAATAATTTCTTATGCCTTTCAGTTAGCTGTATAAGTTCTGATTTCTTTCCCTCTTCTATATGCAAAAAATATCCTTTACCTATATATACTGCCGCTTGCGCTACTTTTTTTTTGTCAATAGAAAATGCTATGATGTCATTGGCCTTTAACTGATTAAAACCTATGATAAGTTTCCCGTATCTGGGCAATATCTTCTGCATAGCATCGTCATACCTATCGGGGGTGGCCTCACGCCAATCTTCACTAACAGGCATGCCATCAGTATGCGGAATAGTAACGCCTTTCTTTTTTAGGTAACAATACATTATCCCTACGCAATCCACGCCTTCCTTTATATTCCTGCCACCTAACTTGAAAGGTATGTTTAAAAATTCAGGATCTACTATTTGTTCAGGTTTTGGTATCATTTCCATGCCCAGTTAAATAAGATTATTAAAAGAGGCAAATATATTAACCAAATACACATATTAACAACTAAGGCCTTGCCTCTGTATATCTTTAAGTTCGCCCAAAGTCCTATAATCTGCAAGATTACAACAACAAAAAAATAAAGAATCCTCATTTTACCCTCCAATTTTAACGCGCTACAAGTAGTTGCGGTATGGAATGAAAACCGCTAAAGTTTGCGTCATTGCTAAATTTATCCGCACACGAAACTAATGTCTTATCACAACCTCGATATACTGTGTATCCATCCCCAGTTGTCGGTACAGATGGGAGAGGAAAATCGAGATATATCTCTCCTGAAGAAGATTTTCTGACTAATCTTTTTTCTCCTATATTCGCCGCTGTTCCTGCCGTTATATGTAACTCTCCGAATCGCCAATAGTTAGTTGCCTCGGAACGCGTTGCGTCTTTTATTATAAGCTGTGTACTATCAACATCCATGGTTCCTGACTGTTTATTATCGGCATGATCTCTATCTATTGTGCATCTGGTATCACCAAATCTTTGGTTGCATAATAATTGTTGCTTGCGCCTAGGGATAACGGTATTTAAAGTACCAAAAAGAGGGGTTACTTTAATTTCCATCTTATCCTCTCTCATTATTGGTTTATCCATAATACCTATTGGAATTATCCATATTTGATGACTTACTGAATTAAGGTGATCTAAAAAAACCTTTCTTATCGTTATTCTTCTTCCTCTAAATTCATTTGCCGCTACATAAGAACTCATATAGCTATTAACATTAGTGAGCTCTACTCTCATTGTATCAATCTTATCAGTAGAACGCGAAGAGGGGCTTCTGCTAAGAGATAATGCTGTATAAGTTTGCGCTCCACTATTTATATCAAAAAAATCCACATTCTCTATGTGGTCTGTGTAATAAAGGGTCTGGTCATCTAAAAATATGTCATAGAGTTCAACGGTGGTTGGTAATTCACCTTTTGGTAATTCAGCTAATATTGTTGCTGATAGATCCCTTGCCATTAAAATTCCTCCACTACGTTAATGCCTGTTGAAAATAATCTTCTCGCGTATTGTTTGCGGCTTAATGTATCTTCTGAAAATCTTACTACAATATAATATTCATAAGTAGCAGTAATCACAACGCCATTCCCTGGGGCAGCGTTGAAGGTTATCTTTGCCAATTTATTCACAGTATCGTTTGAAAAAGTATATGCTGTAGTTAATACTCCATCAAAATAAATTGCTATGTTGCTGGAATCGGCAGGGTAATTATCAAGATAAAAAACCGTCTCCGCATCATCGCCTGAGCCTACCGCTTCATCTATCTCATCGTATGCGTTAGGATTTTTAATCCAAAAACTATCCCATGCGCCAAATCTTGCTTTATAAAAATCATAAACCTCATCTATTAAATCAGCAGATGCAATCTCATAATCACAAAGAATGGTTACAGTCCTTTTTCCCTTAGTCCACTTTTTCTCTCTCTGTTCTGTGCCGGAAGAAAAAGGGCTGATAATTGTGTTAAAAGAAATCGTATCATCAACAGAGTAATAAGCTTCATTTGGAGTTATGGGAAATACTTCTTGTGACATTTTTAATCTCCTAAATCTTTGTGAATAATCCTTCTAGTAGAACCTGCCCTGAGTAAATTCTCATCAATCATATTTATTACCATTCTTGGGTCTTTTCTGATTGAAGCACTTACAAAAGAAGGATCTACCACATTCACCAAAGTTAATTCCATTGTTTGGTCTGTACCTCTTCCTGAGTTTATATTTTCTAAAAGCTCTCTATGTCTTTGAGAAGGGCCATTCTTGACCATAAATTCACCAGGCTGAGCTAAAATAGGTACTTCACCGCCTACCTGAAAACTGGGCAAATTCATATCCTTAATTGGGCCACCTGTATGATAAATATTACCAAAACCTACGCCAGCTGCTGATGGGCTGAAACCACCACCACTTGTTGTTGTAGTTGCTGGGGCACTAAATAAGCCGCCTACAGCGGTAGCCATAAGCCCCAAAGCCTGATCTATAATCCATGCTTTCATCAATTTCTCAATTATAATATCAAGTATAGTTCCACCTATATCAGCAAGTATATCTTTCCATTCCTTAGTTCCTCTTATGAGGCCCTTGACAGAAGTTGCTACTGTACTTTCAAGCCTATCTTTTATTTCTGTTATTTTTCTTGCGGCTTCTTCTTGTTGTTGAGTCTGTAACTCATATATTTCTAATTGTTTCTCGCTAACGCTTAAACCTTTTTCATCAAGTTCTGATTGTTGTTTTTTTAAATCTCTAATTCTTTCCTGCAACACAACAGCTTTATCTAAACCAGACACTTCCATCAGCCTATATTTACGGCCAAGGTTAAGTTCATTGTTGACGTCGCTCATTATTTTTAATTGTTCTTCAATTTGAAATGTTGTTTTAGCTATTACTTCATCCCATTCCCTCAACTGCTTTGCCCCAACATCGCCCTCTTGAACTGCTCTTATATTTTGTAAGGCCTCTAGTTGGTTTTCAAGCTGCGTAAGTTTTGCATACGCTACCGATACTTTGCTTGCATATGGGCCAAGGGCGTATGTTGCAATTTTTACTTCTCTTGTCCATTCCTTCATTACTTCTTTTGTTTTTTCTAATAATAACGCGCCGCCTGTAGTGCCACCTGTCATAGCCGCTTCCATTTCGCGCCTAATTAGTTTCATGTTCTCTGCGACTTTTTGGTAATCCGTAGGATCTTTTAATTCCTTAATAGCAGCCTTTATCCCTTCGGCCAATAAAGTAATAGGCATTGCCATAACGCCCGCTCTAGCTGCTTGAATAAATGCACTAAAAGACCTTGGCACTGCTTGGACCATTCCTTCTGATGCAAATGTTAAAGCATTCACAGAATCTACTAAAACTTTTATAACTGGTAAAAAATGCCTGCCTGCTGTTATTCCTAAAGATTGCCATGATGCTGCTAATCGATCTTGTTTTTTCTGTAAAGTTCCCATTATATCAATAGCTTTAATATTTAATAGATTGGAATTTTCTTGTATAAAAATAGATCTTTCCTGTATCTGATTAAGGCCTTCCCAAAAAGTAGCTACTATGTGCGCACCTATGCCTATTTGAGTTGAAGATGCTGCCAAATCTTTCTGCGCATCAGTCATTTTCCTATAACCCGTTACCAATGCGGGAAGAAGTTCTCCAGCTTCGCGATTTAATTCTACTCCCACATCTTTATAGACATCAATAAGTTGTTGATTATTCTTGATTGCTTCAAACAACTTTGCTGAATAAGCGCCTATACCTTGGCCAGCTTCATCCAAATTAGTTATAAAAACAGAGGCAATCGCGGCAATCTGTTCTTGCGTTAAGCCAAATCTTACCATGCTCGGCAACATTCTTTGAACAGCATCAGTTAATGTATCCATTGCGACCGCACCGCCCTTAACCGCTTTACCTGATTTTGTAAGAGATTCATTAGTTAAATATGCGGCAGCATAAAGCGTAGACATAAATTTTTCAATATCGCCCACACTTTCCATACGAAGTAATCTTATATACCCAACCATGTTAGAAATTGTTTCATTAAGATTCTGGCCGGTTGTTACTGTGATTTTCATGGCAACATCTGTAAGAGCAAGTGCTTCGGGTATACTAATCTCATACATATCGCTTAAAGCGCGTGAAATTTGTAGTGCCCCACGATATGTTTCTATTAGATCAACGCCCCATTTTTTTGATAATGGGGCAATTTCCTTTAATACGCTTGCTAAATTTTCACCTGCTAAAGCCGGTTCTATAAAGATGGCTTCCATCTCTAAATCTTTAAGATCTTGAAAAGCCTTTGTTACGCCACCCAATACACCCCTTATTAACTGATATGCAAGATAATATTTAGCCGCTACACCTAAAGCCTTGCCCATACTCGTTCCTAGGGCACCAATGCCGCTAGCAGCCTCCTTGCCCTTTTTACCGACATAACCTAGGGTGACACCCATATCTCTAAGGGCAACATTGCCCTTGATGGCTTGTTGCTGCAACTTCACCAAGTCAATCGAAACGCTTGAAAAAATACTGCCTACTTCGTCAGCCATGGTATACCTTTATTTTTTCTTTTTTCCCATTGATTTGCCGTTCATCCAACCAAACAAATTCTTTATGTCTCCGATTGTGCCCTCTTTCTGTTCAGCTACTTCGCCACCATGCAATTTAATCTCATAATCAATTTGAGCTTTTACCTCATCTAAATACGCGTGCAATTTCGGTAAGCTTAAACCTTTTATTTCATCTTCTGTCAAATGGCAATAATGGTGCAGTGCAAAAAATATCCTGCCCCAATTTACCTCTACAGGCTGGGCATCTCCGGCAGAGGTGACGACTTTTTTAATCCACTTATATTCAAGGCCATACCGATGATTTCACTTATTTGCGAGAGATCAAGCAATGCTGGATTTTCTTGCAATCTTTTTTTAGTGATTTCTTTATTGTTGTAACTAAAAATCTTTTCTAAAACAACAAGCAGATTCTCCCTCTGCTCTTTGTCGGTAATCGCAATAGCAGGTATGGTGTTAATCATACTTATTTTGTCACTCATCTCAAGTGCGTCAGGAAAGGTTAATACTGGTATTTTGTATATTTTCCCGTCGAGAAGTTTTATTTCACTGGGTTGCTGCAACATCATTTTTAATTTTTTTTCGTCTGCCATTTTCATATTCTCCTTTTTTGTAGCGGGGGATTTTTAGGTCCCCCGCTTTCATATCATTTAATATTTTTTTATCTAATTACGTAATACCCTAATCTTTCATCACCTCTCTTAGGATCTGTAACTTTAAACGTGAAGTTTGGAATTACAAAATCCCTTGCGAAGTTTAATTTCATATCAGTGGTTGGAATACACTTGTAGAACATAATTTCTACACCAGTGGTAGTTCCACCCTCAGTAAGCAACGCCTGGAACCAAAGCTGAAATTCACTAGGCAAAACATCTGCCTTTACCATCATAGCTTCCACATCATCAGGATTGGTAGTATAGTTGTATTCATATACATAACTAATATATACAACTGTTGCCTCTAGGTCTGTGTTGACAGTAATCTCACCAGTAGCAGCATCAGTTTCCACAAACTCCCCGGAATCCGGAGAACCCGTAGTTAGCGTAAGTTGATTACCATCTGCATCAGCGACATGAACATAACCGGAGTTGTATTTTGCTTTGTCCACAGTTACAGCACCACTAGCTACAGTCTGTGCTTCTGCTGATACAAACCTATTAATAGTAGCTGGATCGGATGAATCAAGCCCCTGAGATATCTCAATAAAGTCTTTTTCAAAGCTCGCTATTTCAGCAGAGCACTCTATTGATTTCTCAAAAGCTCTTGATACTACTGGGAAAAGGCCAGCGCCGGCAAACAACTCCTTAAATGTCGCAGAAGTAGCAATCGAAAGACCTTGTATCGTACCAAACTTAACAAGGCTGCCGCCTGATATCTTCGCCATCATTTCCCCAGAACCAGATAGATATAGCTTTTCACCCATACTTTTTTACCTCCTTCCTTTCTTATTTTTGTTACCCTTGGTTTTTACTTCTTTTTCCTTGTTTCGGCAAACTCACGTTTTACCGGCACAATGAATCTCTGTGAATAACAATATAAATTCGGATTAGATAATAACATCTGTAATTCGGTACTGTGTCGCCACACTCCGAGCCATGGTAAATCTGATGAGATAATATGATCTTCTAACAGCTGAAAATGGCGCCTTGCTATTTTTAAGTTTTCTACCAATGTAGCGTCATTAGAATAAATATCAATTTGTATGGTAGCATCTTTAAATTCCTGGGCAGTATTGTGTACTGGCATGCCTATCATATAAAATGAGATTACTGGGAGATTATCATTAGTAAGTTGTGGTTGCCTTGTTGGTATAAGATGCTTATGGATAAGCGCGGCAGTCGTTCCTAGCATAACAGCATACGTTCTCTGATCAGACGAATCCAACCAGTTGCCATCAGCATCTTTGCCAGTGTCCGCTTTGAGATAATCATATAGGGCTGTGAGTACCTCTATCATTATAATCCTCTTTTTGTTAATGTAACTGTATATGTTCCTAAAAATTGTTTAGCCAATAATCCCATCTCAGCTTGTATCCGTGGAATAGCAAAAGTAACAGCATTTCTCATCCAGTGCATAGGTGTTACTCCTTGAACCCATTTTGCAAAAATCTCTGCCCCTTTCCAATTAAAATGCATTGCCTGGGCAAAGACAGGGCCATGCGCATTTGTGCCATATTCTGTATACCATGCCTGCGGAACATTCCCACCGCCGGCTAACACCTTACCCTCTACCAAAAAAGGGGTAATCCACTTGGGA